GTTAAGAACAAAATCTGGAGTATAATTGTGTTTGGTTGCAGGTTGTATGTAAGATATTTTATCGGTTTCGTAACCAAATTCTTTTTTAGACTTTTTTAATTCTTCATTTATATTATCTTCAAGACCACTACGAAACCCATGTTTAATCGCAACTTGATTTCTTTTCATTAAATATCAAACCTTATAATAACATTAATGTCAACATCATCTCGTTTTTCTAATGGATTTGCCAATTTTGCAATCGCAAGTAATTCATTTTTTTCGTTGTATAATCCAATCGATGTTATGAATGGATTGAAATATCTACTATACACATAATCTTCTACATCATTGTTATTGGTATCTCCATCTTTTCTGATTGACGGATTCTGTGTAAAATTAAATTCGTGTTTTCTTAACTTACAAATTATTTCATATTGATAAAATGTTGTTGTACTTCTAAATTCCGCAACGAATCCATTTATATTACCATCATAATCAAAATTACCATTTGTACCGAGAATTGCGTTTTTATATTTTGGTCTTGGATCTGATATTACAATAAATCCATTTTTATGGAATATGTTACCAACTCTTGATGTTTGATACGCATATCCTTTATCAAAACTGTTATCGTATAGATAGGTTATTTCATTAGATGTCAATGCCTTCCTATAAACACGAACTTCATCCATTGAGCCGGATAAAGTAGAACCACTTGGACCATTTCCAGCAATATAAAAGTTATGGTCATTCATAACATTTTTGGATATATTCAATTGAGTTTGATTATCAATTGCACCATCTATCCATATTTGGAAATAACTCGAACTCTTTTGACACACAATATGATGCCATGTATTAGCGGTTAATACACTCGATGTTACTTCCGCAGTTTGTTCGTTTGAACTTTGTTTGAATGTTAAAGTATTTGGTTTAGCGGATGTTGAATTATTTAAGAATATATCAAATGGATATTGTTCTGCATTTCTAGCAACATCTCCGCTTGTATATGTTAGAGTGTATTCATTTAATGTATCCACTCGTTTCATTCTATTCTTGTTGAATATGGCATTGTAACTAGCAGTCACATTTGTTTGTGCACTTGGAACTTTTAACCAAAAACTAAATGCAAAATTTTCACTTCTTGAAAAATTAAATGACTCTTTATTATGTACTTGTAAATAAGTATTACGAATTTCAGCACAAACACCGGTAGATTGAGTTGTGTCTGTTGTTGGTATACCAGGATAATAATCTATATTCTTTATATTTTTTATAGAGACATCATTTCTATAAGATGACATATCGATTACATAATCCATTTTTTTGGATTTCATATTGTATTCTCGATATTTTTCATTGAAACCAATGTATAACAATGGTGATTCATCTACGAAATTATTTTCATTGAAATCGGTATCTCTAAGATTTCCATATCCATCATCGATTAATTTATACTGAGATGCTGATACACTACTCTGATTGGTTATACTAAATGATTTTTGTAGAATACCTTCACCAAAAACACCAACTGGAATAATCATCAAAGAACTTGACTCTGCCAAGTATGTAATAGTATTGTTATCAGTTACAATGTTTGGTACTTTATCGTTTCTATACTCAGTATAAAAATTATGGTCTAAGTAGTACCATAATATTTTTGGATCCATACTTTGTGTTGTGAATACTCGGTCATATAAAGATGACGATAAGTTTGCAACATTACCAAAATATTTATGATTCTCTGGATATAATGCTCTGTAAGTATTTATTCCAACTTTCTTATAATACTCGTAATCATTATGGTCTGTTGTAATTTGCCAAAGTTTATTCGCCTCAAATGGTCGAATTGTATAGTCACCTAATTTGAGTTTCTTGTGAGATAAACTTCTAATATTTCCATAATTAAATTCCATATTATAATAACCTAACTCTTACTTGAAATAAATGTTCATTTGTTGAAGTTTTTAATATTGGTTTTGGTAATTTACCAACCGCAATCAACTCACGATATTCGTTGTATAACCCAATTGTAGTTATGTATGTCTTTGGATTATCAACAAAATGTGCATGAACCAATCGTCTATCAACTGGATCAGTGTATGTATAATTAGATGAATAATTAAATTCGTTCTGACCAACACGGCAGAAATATGTTTCTGTTTTAACCAACTCCGATGCCCTACCATACCAAGAACCACTGTACTGTCTTCCTGATGTTATATTACATGAACCACTCATTGATACAAAAAACTTTCGTATATTGTCACCATCCAATGAAGCAGTTACCGTATTAAAAGAACACGATTGATCCAAAACAACTCCATCCAATATCATTATGCCTTTTCTTGGAAATATAATACCCCATGCATCTGCGGATGGATCATCGTAAATTCCGTCATTTATTGAACCAGATACTATATTATAATATTCTCTCATATACCCATTTGTATTTACAGTGACATTTTCATCTGCATCGTATGAATCATCTATGAGTGAATATAAAATATTTGAAGAAGTATTTGGATAGAAATTACTTCCTGTGTTGTATGACTGAGTAGCAGCGGATGTTAATGGTGCAAGATATATTTGTAAGTTACCAGGATCAACTCGTTCTTTGAATAAATCTCTGTTAAAATGAACAACATAAAAATAGTCACCGTTCTTACCATTTTTGAAAGGAAATTTTCCATCATTTTTATCAAAACAATCTAATAGATATTTTCTATAAATTGATTTTGCAGGATGTAAATTTGTATACTTATCTACTTGATACGATGAACCGGAACCAGAAATATGTGCATACGAAATGTCAAACTGATGATATGCTCCTTGAAGCGTATCCGGTTTGTTGTAAACTTTCAGATAATATTTTGAGTTCTTATCGTCTAATGAACCAGTGTGAAATGTTGCCAATCTTTCGCTATCACAATTAAAAAGAGGACTTGTTCTATACTTAGTAAACTGTCTAGAAAAGTCTCTTGGTGATTCTAATTTTTTATAGATTCTACTCGGCTGTTCAACAAAAGCTGGTGTAGTTGGTGTTGGTACACCAATTGGCTGTGGTTCTCTTATCGCAAATTTGACAGTACCATTTGTTATGTATGCCTGTATTCTGTCTCGTGATGGATAATCATTTGTTGATTGAAATTGTATGTACTGTTGGATTAACTGTAATACACGCTTATTTACTTCAAAACTTAATTTTTTCATATCAATCAGTCAAAAGGTTTGAGAAAATAACAGGAACTTGGAATTTATATTGTAAATGTCTTGCAAACTCTTCTCTAAAACCAAGCAACGCCTTCCTATCAATTTCTGATAAATAGTCAATGTTTTCTAAATTAAGAGCAGTATTTATTGCACTCCTACTTGGTAGGAATGATTCAACATAGTTTGTTAAATAATCTATGGATTCATTAATACTTTTATTTTGAAAATCATAAACTGATTGTGGGTTCAAACTACTTGGACTTATGTGGAATAAAGAATTTTGAACATTACCAAGCGAATCTATATCAATAAGACTTGAAAATATTTTATTTGCATATTCATTTATGTCTTGTTCTTCTATTACCGCAGGAAAATCCGATAATAGTGATCCAGACAATGCACTTATTATGTCTCTTTCTGTTATCATATTACCAATTCAATCGTATCTTTATAAGAACATCGTTTTCTCGTGTTTTCTTTATAGGTCTACTCAACTTAGCAACTGCAAGCAATTCCTTGTTATTGTTATACAAACCAACGGTTGTTATGTAAGACATTGGATTATCAACAAAACATTGATTCTTTATCTTACCTTTTTGATTACCGAGTTGTTGTGTATAAGTTGGGTTATTACTATAATTTGCATCCTTTGATGGAATTCTTACAAAGTAATGATTGGTGGTCTTTGTTTTCACATTTCTGCCTTTCATTGGATAACCCAATACAGCAGCACCACTTATGGCAGTAAATAATTTATAAGAATTATCACCGTTTATATTACTTCCAGTAACACTATTAAAAGTAATATACTCATTTAGTTTAGCACCATCCAAAACTATAACGCCGAGATTTGGATATACAATACCGAATGTTGTAATTTGAGTATTTGTTGAAACAGTACCAGTTCCAGATGAATGTACTCCATCTTGTAAACTTCCACTAACTATTTCATAGTAATGATTTGGATCATCAACACAAACATCTCTATTGGCAATTTGTGATGAGTTATCTATTAATCGTAATATCTTAGGATTTGAACCAGATATTTGTACTTTACTGCCGGTGTGTTGTGAATTTACTTTACCACTTCCACTCAACGCAGCAAGATTTATTTCAAAATTTCCAATATCAAGTTTATCACTAAGACCATCACGATAGAAATTTATAATATAAACATCATTCGGTGTTTCAGATGAGCCGGTATCATAAAAACTAAAATTAGTTTCTAATGGATCAAGTGATAGTAATCTATATTGAGAATATATTGCCTTAGATGGACTATCATCTGCCTCATATCCACTTGAAATTGAACCAGAACCTTTACTGTTACCATAGGCAACTGCAAAGTATGCAGTTTTTTTACAATTATCACAATCGGTTATTTCATAATAATAATCTTTTGATGAAGAAGATTGAGTAGAACCGGTATGGTAACATTCAAGTGATTGAGAATAATTAAACAATCCTTTTATTGTATTTTTCTTTATACCAGTTAAAACATCAGCACCAAACAAAAACGGATGAGTTGTTTTTATAGCAGATTCACCACAGTTTTCTTTTGTTCTTTGTCCTGTTATTTCTTGTCCAGGTTTTAATCCGTATGGATTATCAACTGGTGGAATTATTCTGGCATCTAATTCTTCAACTGCATCAGCGGTAAATAATATTGTACCAGTCTGTATATCAATATATTCTTGTTTTGGATAAACAATATAGTGACTTAATATTTCTACTTCAACACAACTACATGGATTAGATGGATCAGTTAAGTATGTATAAATTTCTTTTGATGATTGAGCACAATCAGAAGTTCTACTTAACCGTATATTATCACCAGTGAATCTATCAAATGCACTTCCTTGTATTATGAAATTACTGAATGTGTCTTCATAATAAAATCTTCCTGGAACAGGATGGTTTGCCGGTGTGAGTGCCTTTTCATTTCCAGGAAAATTACTTCTTGTTGGGTAAACATCTGGAAATCTTGTAACTAAATCTAAAACATATCTGTATGCCTCTGGATTTATACTTTCACGGTAATCTATTTCTGCACCAGTTGTTCTACAATATAAACGCCAAGGAACAATTTTACCT